TATTTTGCAGCAAATAACAGCGCACGAAAGCGCACGAAAGGAAAGGAAAGGAAAATGGAAGGAATCGAGTTCAGAAATGGAGTTAGCGGTCAAGCGATTTATACCGGGCTATGCGAGTGCGGAGCGCCGGTCTCTTTTACTCCCGGCGGAAAGACGGTCACGTGTGGCGTTTGTCAGCGAAAATGGCAGGCGGAGCCGGTCAAGGTCAAATTAGTGCGACGTCCCAAAGGGCGAGCGAAGGGTGGCCCGAAAGAAACAAAGTAATTTTTTCTCTGCGCTTTCGTGCGCTTTCGTGCGCTGTTATGGCACAAAGGTATCGAGAGGGCTATCGACAATGCTCGCTGAATATGATAAACTTAAGGCGGGCAAGGGAGGCGTTATGCCGAAAAAAGCGATGGAACGAAAATCATTCGAGGCGTTTGTTACCAAATCCAATGCCGCCGAGGGAATTATCACGGCGATCTTTTCCGTTTTCGGAAATATCGACCACGGACTCGACTTAATACACAACGGCGCGTTTACTAAGACCATCGTCGAGCGAGGACACAAGGTGTTGGTATTGGACAACCATCGGACTCAGTCCGTTGGAGACGTGATCGCCAAGACGCTGAGTTTGCGAGAGTTGAGTCGGAATGAACTTCCGCCGGAAATATTGGTGAAGTATCCCGACGCGACCGGCGGCGCCGAGATCACGTGTCAGTTTGCTCCCGATCCGGAGTCCGACCGGAGGAGCAGCGAAGTGTTCTTTAGACTCGCAAAGGGATGGGTCGGAGAATGGTCATTCGGGTATGACGTCCTCGATTGGGACTACGAGACCTTAGAAGACGGCAGGACTATTCGGAACATTCGGACGCTCAAGTTATACGAAGCGTCTCCCGTACTTTGGGGAATGAACGAAGCGACGGCGACCACTTCGGCAAAGGGAGAAGAAGCCGGAAAGGAAGCCGAAGAAGTATCCAAGGAAGGAAAGGAAGCCGGAAAGGAAGCCGGAAAGGAAGCCGAAGGAAAACTCGCAGATTTCGCAGCGACTGTGACCGCCCGGGATTTAGAGCGGGACATCTACGAGGAGCGATGGGAGATGGACTCGGCGCTCTCCTCGGTTTTATTCGAAGCGCTGCGTGACGAAGAACTCGACGTCGACGCGAAGATCGAACTGATCGAGCAATCCCTCGCCCAATTTGGCGCTGCCATGCTCGACTGGTCTCGACGTGCGCTCGCCGCCGAGGACGCCACCGAGGTCGATCTTTTTAAGGCGTTTGGTGTCGTGCCGGGAGTCAAAGCGGAGAGCAAAGCGGGCGCCGTTTTGAGCAAACAGAATATTGCAAAGCTAAAAGCCGCTCTTACTACGATCTCGGAAGTGCTGGATAATGCTGGCGCTTTCGACGAAGACGAAGCCGAGAGCGGAAAAGATAATGATGGGCCGGACAAGAAGTCCACAGGAACACCCACCTCCTCCGAGGAGGCCGGGCCGTTTGAGGGCCAGCCACCTATCGAGATCGATGAAGCATTACTCGAAATCGAATTAGAGAAACTAAAATTGTTGGAGGTAACATTATTATGAAACTGCACGGAACGAAAATTCTCGATCAAACCAAACAGGCGACTGCGCTGTTCGATGAGGCGAGAGAATTACTCTCTGCCGAGGATGTGTCCGCCGAAGATCGCCAAGTCGCATTCGACAAAATCGGCAAAGCGAAAGACATCACAGCCGCCGTTGAAGCGCTAATGGAAATCAAGGCGGGCGGCGAGGCTCTCGCTGACGCAGCCGATGAGGTCAAGAAAAATCGACCGGCGGGCGGCGATCAGCAAGGGCAGGAAGCCGACAAAAAGTTCACGTCGATGGGCCTTTACTACAAAGCCGTTTATGGTCAGACATTCCGCAATCGGGCGGACACTCGACTGGTCGCTGCCAAGTTTACGGATGAGCCATCCAATGGCGAGCATACCAATTCCGACGGCTGGTTTGACGGAACAAAGGATTTAGTCGAATCTATCGGCGCATCCGGCGGCTTCTTGGTGCCGGTTGAGCAAAGCAACACGCTTTACATGCTCGATCCCGATCCGCTCCATATCCGATCCCGGGCCACGATCATCCCGATGCGACGTCGCTCGATCCGCATTCCCGTACTCAACCAAACCGGAACGACAGCCGGGCAGCCTCACTGGTACGGCGGCGTTTTAGCCAAATGGACTGAGGAGACCGGCGAGAAGGAAGAATCCGAGCCGAGCTTCCGCCAGATTGAGTTAGTCGCCCACAAACTGGTATGCTACACAGAAGCGGGAGACGAACTCCTCGAGGACGCTGCCCAATCTCTGGAAAGTTTGCTGGGCGCTCAATTCCGAGGCGCCATCGACTGGTACGAAGAAGACGCATTCCTGACCGGAACCGGCGCGGGACAACCTCTCGGCGTTATCAACGCCAATGCGACAATCCGTCGCCCTCGGGCAGCCGCAGGCGCCATTGGGGTAAATGACGTGGTGAATATGTTGCAGGACTTCCAAGGGGTGAATCCCGTTTGGATGGCGAGCCGACAGGCGCTCTCTCAGCTAATGCTGCTGAATGGCCCAGCCGGAAATCCCAGCTATGTCTTTATGCCCAGCGCCCGGGAAGGAATGCCAGCCACGCTGTTTGGGTATCCGCTCATCTTCTCTGAGCATTGCCCAGCATTAGGCTCCGAAGGCGATCTCGGCCTTTACGATTTCAAAAAGTATTTAGTTGGCGATCGTTCTGCGACCACCGTCGACGCCTCAAAGCATTACAAATTCCAGAACGATATTACCAGTTGGAGAGCCGTCCATCGAGTCGACGGTCAACCGTGGCTGTCCGATCCTTTCACGCTCAAAGATGGCTCGACTCAAGTCTCGCCGTTTGTCATCTTGGATGACGCTGTAGCGACCTAAAGTCGGCAGCTTGGCTCATAAGCAAATAATAAAGTAGTACCATAGTATTGGAGGTATATTTTATGTACACTGAAAGAGTTACCGAAGACACCGCTCTCCTCGACGTGCAATCTCCGGATGATCGAGGCGCTGGGACTCACAACGGCGCTTGGGTAAATATGGCATTGTATCCTCGGGCGATTATGGAAGTGTTCGTCGGAGATATGGCTGCGGGAGCGACGCTCGATGCCGGTATCCAGCAGGCGACCGACGCAGCCGGGACAGGCGCGAAGGCCATCGCCGGGAAAACGATCACCCAGCTGACGCAGGCGGGCGGCGACGTTGGAGCGAATGTCGCCATTGAATTGCAATCAGAAGAACTCGACGTCGACGGCGGATTCAACTTCGTGCGTCTCTATACCACGACTGCCGTCGGGACGGTCATCCATTGCGCCGCCTTGAAGGGTGTTGGGTCAAGATTCAAACCTGTGCCAACCACGAATTACACTGAAATCGTTGGCTAAGTAAAACAAATATTTGAGCGGGCGGCTCCGGTCGCCCGCTCGGAAGGAAGCGCAAATGGGCCGTGTATGGGTAAAGGCGCTGACGATAATCCGGACGCTCGACGAACACGCGCAGCGTGTAGTCTTTCAGCCGGGCGATTGGTTTACAGCCAACAAACAAGATATTCGTAATTGGCTCGCCAATGATCAAGTCGAGCTTTCGAATCCGGCGACGATGAACCGAGTGCTTCCGCCGGAATGCGGGATCGTATGCACGACTGAGATCGACTACAAAAACGATGCACTGGACGTTATATTCTCCGATCCGGCGCTCTCATTCACTCGCACTCTCATTTGGAATCCCAAGCTATTATTAAACAACAATCTATTACCGGCGGCGTTTGGACTATTGTCGAAATGGGAGATTCTAGTCCCGATCTCTGACTATAGTATGCTGGCGGCTGATATAGGCACTGCCGAGGATCGAGAGAGGACAAGGGCGATTATTCACGATCTCCGAGTCCCGGTCTATGACGTCCGGATGATCTTCGCCCGGCGCTGTTTGGCGACCACGAAACTGCTCGCCGTGTATGCCGAAGAGATGGAATCCGGAGGAGATGATCGGCTCGCATTCCTGCGGGCGCTTTACGTGGTCAAGCCTTATATTTTGGCGCTTCCCTCGATATGGGCAGAGAAATAGGAGGTTTGTATGGTAGCTGATTTATACGCACTCTCGACTGTCGAATCCAGCGCAGCGACGCCTGTCGATTTGACAATTACTCCGGGCCAAGACGCGAAGCTGCATCATATCACTTGCCGATTTAGCGCAGCGCCGGTAACAAGTGAGGACTTCGAAGTTTGGGTCGACTACGCTTCTGGATCGGAGTTTAGTTCCCGCATTTTGTCGACTGATCCTTCAGACGGCTCAGTGCAGGACTTCGTATTCTTTCCGGATAACGAATTCTACTTTGCGAAAGGTGACAGCATTCGAATTGTTTATCCGAACTCTGACGCTCGGACGGTCTCGATCCAAGCTGTAATGGAGGTTGAGCAATGACTATAATCAAGAATGGCGTCTCTGAAACCGGAGAGATCGCCGGAGACGTTTCGTCGATCCAGTCGGAGACCGACAAGATAGACGAAGCCGTGACCGACGGACTGCTCGGAACTAGTAATTCGCTGGCGTATAGAGTCGCCGAAATCGAGCGCCATCTCCATAGTGGCGGCAGTTGGTTTGAGACGGCGACCACTCCGGATGGCGAGGATCACGTCGCCGATCGGATCGGCGACGGCGCTGGCGCATTCCAGATAGATGCCGGGAACAACGATTGGGGCAGTTGGCTGCAAATACTCGGCGCCGATGATACACCAGCGAGGACTGCTCGGACGCACTTCGATCCTCACGAGATACTCATTGAGTCGACAGAACGCATCGCCACCTATTTTATTCAATTCTCGAGAGGCGACTCGGGCGCCGCCGGATTAGCTGCCGGAACCTATACCGAATTAGTTGTTGGCTCCGACTCGAATCGCTTTAAAGGAATTACTCAAGTGCAAACCGGGCGGGCGCCTGCTGGCTCAAAGCTGTGGGCGCGATGTATGTGTCCCGGCGAGAATACAGCGACGCTGGATTTTTACCTCGGCATTCACGAATATGAGGGATAAATGACCACCGGCGTGGTATATGTCGCTTACGGGAACGCTGCTCGGATCGAGGCTCGGGCGAGCATTGCCTCGCTCCGGAGACACAACCGATTCCCGGTCTCAGTAGTCGGGAGCCGTCCGTTTGACGGCACACGGACTATCCTGTTTGAGGACGCTGGCCCGGGCGCTCGATGGGCAAAGCTAAATGTCGATCATCTTGTCGACTATGACAATGTAATCTACCTCGATGCCGACACTCGAATCCACGAAGACCTATCGCCCGCCGTCGCAATGCTCGATCGATTCGATTTGATACTTGCCCCAAGCGTGCAGCAGGGCGAGAGTCTTATGAACCACATATCTCCGGAGGAGCGGACTCTCACGCTTGAGGAGATCGAAAACCCACACCCTCTCCAACTTCAGGCGGGCGTCTTGTTTTTTAATCGCCGCCGATGCCGCCGTCTCTTTGAGTTATGGCGAGAGGAATGGCAGCGATACCGGGATCAGGATCAGGCGGCATTTTTGCGGGCGCTTTATCGCTCGCCGGTCAAGATTTGGATATTAGGCTATGGATGGAATAGTCTGCGAGGAGAAATAATCGAGCATCTATTCGGAAGGGCGAGAGTATGAATATCAATACAGCGCAAATCCACACGGCGTCGATGATCGTCGAGAGTATCCTGCTCGATGGCGAGGAAATGAAAGATCGATGCACCGTCGCCGATGATCGGGACGGATACATTATCCGAGTTGTTGAGAGAAATGGTCAACTTCAAGTGCGTGACCAATATCTGGTAACAGAGAGAGTCTACGGAAAAGTGGAGATCATCTTGTGAATATCCATATCGTTTGTGCTAGACTGAATGCGGATCGAGTCCTTCCGAGGCTGGCTCGGACGCTCGCCGAGGAGACCGGATGGACTATCGGAGAGGCTCCAAACCCAAGTGCCGAGCTAAACTATTATTTCCCGTACCTTGAGCTTCAGCGCCGAGAGGCGCTCGGACGCTCGGCGGCGTGGTTTACCCATCGAGACACAGCCAATCAGCAGAAGGCAGCGCTATGGGATGACGTCGCCCGGCGCGTCGATCTCCGGACGCTCTCGGCTGGAATCTATCGAGACACGCTCGACAAAGTCGGAGACGTGGCAATGGTGAGACCGGCGATCGAGCGTGATCGATTTGTGCCGCAGCCGAGATCGCGTGGGCGGAGAGTAGGACTCTCCGGTTACCTGTATGGCGACAATCGAAAAGGCGAGGATATGGTCGCCCGATTGGCGAGATCGTCACCCGGCGCTGGGTGTGATTGGGCGGCTTCCGGTCGTGGTTGGAGCGTAAAAACAAGCGCTTATCGTTGGGAGCGAATGCCATCGTTTTATCAGTCGCTTGATTTATTCGTTTGCGCTTCTCGGATCGAGGGCATTCCAATGCCGCCGTTGGAGGTACTATCCTGCGGCGTGCCGGTCGTGATCCCGAGAGGCGTCGGATTGCTCGACGATCTCCCAAACGTAAACGGCATACATAGATTCAAGCCGGGCGACTATGCCGACCTTGAGCGAGTGTTCACGAAGGCTCTCGATGCCAAGGCGCCCGATCCGGAGGAGCTGAGAGCCGCCGTCGCCGAGTATAGTCCGCATAATTGGGCTTATGATCACCAGAAGGCGTTTGAGAGGCTGCTTTATAAGACCGGGCCATTCGAGGCGAAAACCAAAGCGCACACGAAAGGGAAGCAGGGTGTTTATTGCGTCGCCTTTGGCGAGCCGTCGAGAGATTGCGCTCGCCGCCTAATCAAATCAACAAAAGAGTTTATGCCCAACGTCCCAATCATGCTGGTGAGTAGCGAGCCTCTCAATTGCGGCGAGGATTTGTTTATCTCAGAGAGCGATCGAGATGTCGGAGGGCGCTGGGCGAAATTGTCTGTCGATCGCTTGGCGCCTGCCGATTGGGAGTATATCTTGTATCTCGATGCCGACACGGAGTTAATGGAGCCGGTCGACTTCGTGTTCGATCTACTACGCGATGGTTGGGAATTTGTCATTTGCAAGGATATGGCTGACCGGCATTATCTCGCTCAGATGGATCGTGGCGATAACTCAGTCGAGTGCCGAGCAACGGAGGAGATGATCGGCACAGACAGAGTAATGCAATACAACGGCGGCGTCTTCGCATTCCGTCGGACGGCGGCGACAAAAGAGTTCTTCGAAGGATGGAATCGAGAATATGATCGATGGTGTGGGCGCGATCAGGGAGCGCTCCTCCGCTCATTCCATACCACGCCAATGCGGACATTCGTCTTACTCAACCAATGGAACGCCTCGGATCGTTACGAACTGCCGCCCGGCGACTTGGCGATCATCCATCACAATATGGAGGCGAGGCGTTACGGAAAAGGTATCAAGGGACGGCTCGATGGATCGGACGCTTGGCGAGAGGTCAAGCGATTTGGAGCGGCGAAAAATGGGTAAAGGTATTCTGAATCTTGGCTGCGGGAATCGGATCGTCGAGGGCGCCGTCAATCACGACAGGATGCGCCATCGACCGGAGGTCGACGTCACGCACGATCTCAATGTAACACCGTGGCCTTTCGCCGATAACAGCGCCGATGAGATTCAACTCATATCTGTTGCGGAGCATTTAGAAATAATGCTTATCGACACCTTGAACGAATGCTGGCGGATATTGCGCCCGGGCGGGCGGCTCATAATTAAGTATCCGCTCGCTGGCAGCCAAACTATCCACGACGATCCGACGCATCGCTGGTTTTGGAGCGACAAGGCTCTCGATTTTTTCGATCCAGCTAAAAAGTACGGACAGACAACCGGATTTTACACCGACCGGAAGTGGGCAATATTGCAGAGAAGTATTATCAAAGAACGAAATCTAAAAGCGGTCTTATCTCCGAGAAAGGCGGCGATCGAATGAATATCGTTGTGTTGGTTTATGGGCCAGACTTCGCATCGAGCGAGAATCTAAAGGAAGTGTTCAAGGCGTGGGGCAACGTCGATTTAATATCCTACGCTCCCAGCGACTGGCGAAACTACGACAATGGACTCCTCGCCAATACTCCGGCGAGCATCGAGAGAGCCAAGGCGATAATGGCGAATTCCGATCTCATCGTCTTGGGCGACGCGACATCGGTCTTGGCGCTGTCCATCGTCTCTCCGAATAAGCGCTGGTTGTCTTGGGCGCGGAGCCGCCGAATAATGGCGTTCTTTGGGGATACAGCTTACCATAAATATTTCAGCTTTTATGATGGGATCGTCGCCGATTTGAACGCACGGCTTTTCTTGCTGCCTAACCTAATCGACCGGGCGACCATCCCGGCGATCCCGCTCCATCATCCGATGGTAGTCGAGGCGGCTCCAAAGTCGGAGAGGCTCTCGATTGCCCACGCTCCCGGCAGAGAGCTTAAGGCCCAGCAAAAAGGGACTGAGGTCATCGAGATGGTTATCGCCCGATTACAGGAGGAATTCGACTTCGACTATCGTCGACTTATGATGCTCCCGATCAAGGAATGCTTGGAATTAAAAGCGAGCGCACACGTTGTTATCGACCAACTGCCGCCGAAAGGCGCGATTCGAGGTCTTGGTCGGACTGGAACCGAGGCACTCGCCGCCGGATCGACAGTCCTCTCGACGATGTATGAAATGGGGAATGTAGTCGAGCACTTCCCGCCTCCTCCGGTCGTGGGGATCGTGTCCGAGGGAGATTTGCAGCAGAAATTAAAAACGCTTCTGGAGAATCCGCAGAGAATAGCAGAGATTTCCAGCGATTCATTCGAGTGGGCGAGAGAGTATCTCGCCTATGATAAATGGCTTCAGTACATTGGGAGATACTTATGATTTTGTTTGGGCAATCGGAAGGACTATGGGAAGCGCTAACTAAGGATGATCCGACGGTCGGAGAAGCGGTCTCTCATAGCGCCGGGATCAGAGGACAACTGCTCGACTATCAGGCGGCAGCGCTGTTCACGCTGGCGAAAAAATACAATTTCGGCGCCGCTAATATTCTCGAGATCGGGACTCTGGTCGGGTATTCGACATCCCTATTGGCCCAAGCTGCGCCATTGGCGAAGATCACGACGCTGAATCCGGCGCCGCACGAAGTGAGAGATGCCGCCTTTAATCTGAAGTTTTATCGAAACGTGACGATCCAGACAGAGAAATCGTGGGATTACCTCGCCCGATACAATGGGCCGAACCTCGACTTCATATTCGTCGACGGCGACCACAATCGGATCAGCCGAGATATTCCGTGGTATAATAGACTCAAGACTGGCGGAATGATATTGTTCCACGACTACCATCCGACAAAGAGTCGGATCGTGCATCAAAAGCTACAGGCGATGCGGACATTCCTCGGCAGAGACTTCGACGTGTCACTGGTCGACGCTGATCTTAATGGAATGGTCGGGATCATTAAACAGGACGGTGAAGAATGGCCTATGCAAATGCAGCGGAGTTGAGAGACCGAATCAACAAAAAGGGCAGCATAAAGGATGGCATTCTCACTGCGCTCATAGCTGCCGCCGAGCGAAACATTAACACGACCACGAATCGACCGGATGGCTTCGTCGCCGCCGAAACCGGGACGGCTCGTGTGCAAGCCGGGAACGGCGGGCGGCATCTCCGCATTCCGGAATGCGTCGAGATCGTATCAGTCGCAGCGAAGGCTGCGACTACCGACTCAACCTATACGGCGTGGACGGCGTCCGACTGGATCGGCTTCGCTGGCGATCCGGAGGAACCGGAGTTCCAACCACTCGAGATCGGGAAGCCCTATGACGGAATTATGATCGCGCCATCCGGAGATTACAGCTATTTTCCTGATGGATATTTCTCGGGCAAACGGCGAAAAACACGAGTGCCGATGATCGAGATCACTTCGAAATGGGGATATTCGATCGAAGCGCCTCCGGACATAAAAGAAGCGTGTCTAATGCAGGCGGCTCGCTGGTTTAAGAGATTCGAGGGATCGATGAGCGATGCCCTCGCTTCAGATGAGTTGGGCGCCTTACTATATCGACAATCGCTCGATCCGGATATTAAACGAATACTTGTCGATGGGCGATATATCCGACCGGCGCTCGGGAGACGCTAAGTGGCAAAAAGTACATATACAGTCCGAGGTCTTGACGTTACAATCAAGAATTTAAACAAGGTCAAGGACGGTGTTGGTGGAGCCGGGATGAAAACGACGATGAGGGCAGCGACTCTAATGGTTACCCGATCCGCCCGAAAGAAAGCGCCAGTTGACACAGGCGTTCTCCGGAATAGCATCTCCGGAGAAGTTCGCTCGTTTGGAGATACCAGCGAGGGCATTGTCGGAACGCCAGTCAAGTATGCGCCATTTATGGAACTCGGCACGGCGCCACACTTCCCGCCGGTCTCGGCGCTCAGAGTGTGGGCAAGGCGGCACGGGATGAACGCATTCGTAGTCGCCCGGGCCATCTCCCGGCGAGGCTTGAAAGCGAGGAGATTCTTGTCCGGAGCGTTCGATGAAAACAAAGCGAGGATCGCTGCTCTCTTTGATGAGTACGTAAAAAAGTTGGTGGAATAATGGCGAGATATGCAGAAGACAAACTGATCGAGATATGCTCGGCGATCGACTTAACAATCGGTCGACCGTTGGAGCGAAAGGGACTGCTCTCGGACAGCCAGAATTATGACGAACTAACCGAGGGGATGAACGATGATCGCGTCATCCAGATTTATCCGGAGTCGGAGGGATCGGTCGACGGCTCATCCGGCGCGACTCAAAAGTTAACATTGGGCGACGAAGACGGCGCTGTTATTCAGGAAGAGATCACGATCCATCTCGATTATTATTGTCGCCAGCGCTCGAATCTCGCTGACGATATGGGACAACTGCTCCCGGGCATCGACGCGATCCGAGCCAAGCTGAAGGAACAGGACTGCGATCCATTCGACATTCCGAATTGCCAGTCATTTCAGTGGTCTTGGTTTCGGACGGTTTTCGTTTACGGTCAACCGGAGATAAAATATATTGGCGCTCGCTTCGTCTTGGTGTTAAGGTTTTACTAAATGAGGCAAAACAAACTGCACAAACGGCTGCTGCTAAATACGCAGAACGCCCAACGATTCGGCGAGATCGCCGCCTTTATTCGGCGAAATCGAGGAGATTTCGGGCTTATGGCCTTATTTGCAGATTGGGCGCCGTTTTCTATAGTGCAGGAAGCACAAATAATATCTGCCGGCAGATCCCATTCTTGGCTGGGTTTTTGTTATCAATGCACAATGCCAAAATGAGGCGGTATAACTATCGCAGTTGGGCGCTATAGGCCACAGAATCGAACACACGGCTCGACATAAAATCTG